ATAAATAAAAAACCAAGTTGTGTTGTTAGAAATGCCTTGCGATATGGCAAGACAGGTAAAAAAACATCAATGGATGGGAATCGTAAAATCTATAATGCTATGCTGAAGGATAATAAAAGAGGTGAGTATGCCGAAAGTATGTATCCAAATATCTACACAAGAAAAGTCAGCTATATGGTAAAATCAAGTACAATTCAAAAAGAACCATTTTTACAACATAAACATAAACTTAAAAAGCCAAAGGAGTGGGATACTGATTTAATATTAAACAATAACGTAGTATCTGAAATTAAAAAAACCATAGAACAAATTAAAAAAAGAGAATCTAATGACGAATAACATTGTTGTAGGTGCAGGATTATCAGGCGCCACTTTAGCGAGAAAATTAGCTGATGATGGACACAATGTGTTGGTTATAGATAAGAGAAACCATATAGGGGGCAATGTTTATGATTACATTGATGAAAAAACTAATATAAGATTAAGTAAGTATGGCGCACATATCTTTCACACATCTAACGAAGACGTTTGGGAGTTTGTCAATAGATTCTCTGAATGGTTACCTTATGAACATCGTGTCTTATCATTTGTTAACGATAAATTTGTTCCTGTTCCTGTAAATATTACCACTGTAAATGTGTTATTTAATTTAAACATAAAGAATGAAGACGAAATGAAGGAATGGCTCTATAATAATCAAATAAAGGGAGATGTAAAAAATTCTAAAGATGCCGCTTTATCTCGTGTGGGTAAGGAATTATACGAATTAATGTTTGAAAACTATACAAAGAAACAATGGGATGTAGACCCAATAGAGTTAGATGCATCAGTTTTAGAACGAATACCTGTTAGGGAAAACTTTAACGACAAATACTTTTCAGACAAATATGAGGCATTACCAAAAAATGGTTATACTGAATTTGTAAAAAATATGTTAGACCACAAAAACATTGAAGTACGACTCAACGAAGAATACGATAATAAACACCACAAATCTAATAGGCTCTTTTTTACAGGCAAAATAGATTCTTATTTTTCAGATAGGTTTGGCAAATTAGAATACAGGTCATTAGAATTTGACTATGAAACACACGAAGTAAAGAATTATCAACCTTCTGCAGTGGTTAACTATCCTTCGCTTAAATATCCATACACGAGAAAAATAGATTACAAAAAATTCTATGGCACCGAATCTGATTATAGTATAATAGCAAAAGAATATAGCACCAATAATGGTGAGGAGTATTATCCAATGCCTACAAGTAAGAACAAAGAGATTTATTCAAAATACCAAAAAGCAGCAAAAGAATTAGAAAAGAAAAATATTTATTTTATAGGAAGGTTGGCTGAATATAAATATTTTAATATGGACCAAGCAATTCATAGTGCATTGCAATTATACAATAAGTTAAAATGACAAGTAGTGACATCCATAAAAAGGCAATGCTTGATGCGTTAGAGAAATCGTTAGGAGTAGTTACGTCTGCTTGCAAGAGCGTTGACTTATCACGGCAAACACATTACCGATGGATGCAAGAGGACAAAGAATACAAAGCAGCAGTCGAAGAACTATCAGACGTAGCCATTGACTTTGCAGAGAGCCAACTGCACAAGCAGATAAAGGAGGGCAACTCCACCGCTACTATCTTTTTTCTAAAGACCAAAGGCAAGAAGCGTGGGTACATAGAGAGGCAAGAGGTAGACGTATCTTCGGGCAAGCTATTTCAAATTGAAGTGCTTGGAGAAGATTCAGACCAATAAAGTATATAACCACCTAAAGCGCAGCGACAAGAAGATAGTCGTTGAGCAGGGCGGTACTCGTAGTGGGAAGACGTACAACATCCTGCTATGGGTCATTTTCTATTATAGTACCCGAGAAACCAACAAGACCATCACGATATGTCGTAAGACGTTCCCTTCGCTTCGGGCATCGGTGATGCGTGACTTCTTCGAGATACTGCGCAACAACGACCTGTACAACGAGAGTTACCATAACAGGTCAAGCCACGAGTATTATCTGAATGGCAACCTTGTAGAGTTCATAAGCCTTGACCAACCGCAGAAAATACGAGGGCGCAAGCGCAACCTCCTGTACATTAACGAAGCCAACGAGCTGACCTTTGAGGATTGGCAGCAGCTAATAATGCGAACCGAAGACAGGGCAATCCTTGACTACAACCCCTCCGATGCGTTCCATTGGATATACGATAAGGTGGTGACCCGTGATGACTGCGAGTTCCATCAGACCACCTACCTTGACAACCCGTTCCTTGATAGCAGCATCCGAAATGAAATAGAACGCTTGCGTGATACCGATAGCGACTATTGGAGAATCTACGGACTCGGAGAACGTGGTATGAGCCGAGCCACCATCTTCCAATACGGGCAGGCAGAGATACCAACGGATGCCACGCTCCTATGTCACGGGATGGACTTCGGGTACACGAATGACCCAACCGCACTTGTGGCAGTTTACAAGTCGGGGGACAATCTTTATGTGGATGAGCTTATCTACCGCACGGGTATGACCAACCCCGACATCAGTAACGTATTGAAGTCCCTAAACCTTGATAGGCGCACAGAGGTGTTTGCTGACTCTGCTGAACCTAAAAGCATCGAGGAGCTGCATCGTATGGGATGGAACGTGAAACCCACGCAGAAGGGCGCAGATAGCGTTATCGTGGGTATTGATGTGCTGAAGCGGCACAAGCTATTCGTTACCCCACGAAGCAGCAACCTAATCAAAGAATTGCAAAACTACAAATGGGTAGAAGATAAGAACGGCAACCTGCTCAACAAACCGATTGATGCATTCAACCACGCCATAGATGCGCTTCGCTATGCAACCTACAACAAACTAAGCAGACCTAACTTTGGCAGGTATGCCATACGCTAAAACTAAAAGGTTATTTTAATAATGGAACTAAAGGTAATTGTACCCACCTCCCTGTCGGAGATAACTCTTGACCAATACCAACGCTTTGCGAGGCTTGAGGGCGATGAGGAGTTTTTGACCCACAAGATGCTTGAGATATTCTGCGGAGTGCCTCTTGCCAATCTTCCAAACGTACGCATCAAAGATGTGAGCCATATCAGCAAGCACATTAGTGCGATGATAAACGAGAAGCCAAGCCTCACGCCAACCTTCACGATGGGGGACACGAAGTACGGGTTTATCCCTGAACTTGACAATATCACCTATGGTGAGTTCGTTGACCTTGATGGCTACCTGCAAGACGTACAAGACCTGCACAAAGCGATGGCGGTATTGTATCGCCCTATCACAAGCGAGGTCAAGCATCGGTATCTGATAGAGCCGTATGAGGGCGCAGGCAAGTATGCCGAGCAGATGAAGCAAGCCCCGATGAGTGTTGCTATGGGCGCAACGCTTTTTTTTTGGCATTTAGGGAACGAGTTACTGCAAGCTATGCTGACCTCTTTGGAGGCGAAGAATCAAACGAATACTCCAAGCAAGGGCAGTTCTCTAAACGATGGGGATGGTATGCAACAATCTATCAACTTGCTAAAGGAGACATTAGGCAGTTTGCAGAAATTACACAACTACAACTCCACGAGTGCCTACACTTCCTCACCTTTGAAAAGCAAAAGCAAGAGGTTGAAAACGACCTAATAAAAAAGTCAATAAAATGAGACAGTTCTACGACATCACCACCAAACTAAAAGATACGCTTGAGGCCAATAGCCAAGTCAACGTGGTAACCACAGGGGATATTTTTGACATAGACCTAAACAAGCAGACCATCTTCCCCTTGTCGCATATCATCATCAACCAAGCAACATTCGAGGGACAGATAGTTCGCATGAACGTGAGCATTGTTTGTATGGACTTGGTAGATGAGACCAAAGAGAACCCACGCTTGCAGGCAGAGCCGTTCTACGGCACGAGCAACGAGCAGAATATCTTGAACACCCAACTCGCAGTAATCAACGATGTGGTGACAGAACTGCGCAGGGGTACTCTGTACACCGACCTTTATCAGTTGGATGGCACCGCATCTTGCGTTCCCTTTAGCGAGAGGTTTGAGAACCTGCTTGCAGGGTGGACTGCTACGTTTGACGTGCTGCTTGCAAACACCGAGATAAGCATCTGCTAAGATGGCACGGGAGGACTTGATTGCTGCGGTACTTATTAAGTTTGGCAAATATGTCATTCAACAGGCGAGGAGTAATCTCACCAAAGGCAAGCACAACTTTAACAAGACCCTTTACAATTCACTTCGGTATAGCGTGTACTACTCAAATGATAAGTTCTCAATGAGTTTCTTTATGGAGGATTATGGTGAGTTCCAAGACAAGGGAGTAAAGGGAGCAGGGGGCACGAGAAAGAGTACAAGCGCATTCAACAGGAGAAACAACAAGGGCAAGATATGGAGGCAGAAAGCACCCAACAGTCCATTTGCCTACAAGGACAAGAAGCCTCCTGTATCTGCATTCAAGGCTTGGGCAGAGAGCAAGGGGCTGAATCCGTTTGCAGTCCGTGAGTCCGTATTTCGGCAGGGTATCACTCCAACTAAGTTCTTTAGCACTCCATTTAATATCGCAATCAATAAGCTGCCACCCGAAATTGCTAACGCAATAAAAAATAGTTTCTAAAAAATGAGTACACCTGTATTATCCACACCGAGCAGCCTTGCTATGGCAAGAAGCCCGCAGTTCGTAACGGGCAAGAACAACGCACTTTCAAACGATTCGCTTGATGCGATGACTTTGGGAGTAGCTATTTATTCAGGCTTAAAATCAGCATCCGTAACGAACAACTACAACCTGACCAAAAACTACTCAATCAACGAGGTAATCAATTTTGAAATCAGCGACCTTGTACGCTCGGAGTTCAACCACGACTTCAGCGTATGGAATGACATAGGCTACACGCAAAGCCCCCCTGCGGAGGTATTGTGGGTTCGCCCTACGGGCAGTTGGACTTACTCTAACGCAGGAACCGCCCCCGAAACATTTCCTTTCGCAACAGGCGTAACCTTCGCCTACATAACTACCGATGGATGGGCTACCCGTGATAACATAGCCCCTGTTGCGGTATCGCAGGCCGTGCTTGCAACGAGCAGAGATAGGCAGGTGCTTATCGGTAACTACGAATCCCTTGCGATTAACAACAGCGTAGCAAACGACTTGAGTGAGATTGAGATTGTTTGGAACAATGGCGATGGCGATGGCTTCTACACAACTGTTAGTAGTTTATCGCCTCCCGACCCAACAACCAACAACTCACAAAACCTTGTGATTTACGCAGGAGTCGGCCCCGCAAACCTTGAGAACAATCCCTACATAGATAACACCATTAAGCCCTCTACTCACGAAGCAGGGGACTACTACGATGTCATTCTAAAAGATTCAGGTGGCGATACAATTACATCAGTACGCTACTATCTAATCTGCGAACCCAAGTACGACCCTGTGCAGGTGGCGTTCATCAATCGCTTTGGCGTTGCTGACTTCATCACGTTCTTCAAGCGCAGCGATGAGCGTGGTAACTTCACGCAGGACTCCTACCAAAAGAGCATCTACAACGATGGCTTTACCACCCCGTCTTTGGAGATAGGCAAGTATCAATCCTTCAATGTCAACTCTCGCAACACCCTAACTCTAAACACAGGGTTCGTTGACCAAGACTACGATGAAACGATTGAGGACATTCTGATGAGCGAGTATGTCGCGGTTTATACCAATAGTAATTGGGTGAGTGTAGTTCCTAATCGTGGAACCATAGAATACCAAAAGAGCGTGAATACAAAGCTTATCAATTACACAATGTCCTTTGACTTCGGATTTGATGAGCGCAGTTTGGTACGATGAACAAGGTTGATATTTACGTCAATGGCTTCCGCCTTGACATTTTTGACGATGAGGAGATTAGCATCAACTTATCGGTGCAGAACGTGCAGGACATCTCAAAGGTGTTCACGGACTTTACGCAGGGATTTACCATTCCTGCAAGCCCACGAAACAACGAGATACTTCAGCACTACTACAACGCTAATATCACAAGTTCCGTTATCACTACCGAGACAGGCGGCAGCCCCGTATGGAATAGCATAGGCATCACTTGGAATACCTTTAACACGGTTTGGAACGCAGGCGCAACAAGCACGAGCGTTGCCAATACGTTTGATGGAAGGCTACGACAGGAAGCAAGAATTGAAATAAACTCCTTACCCTTCCGCACAGGGGTTATTGAGGTAGAGAACGTGCAGCTCAAAGGCACAGAGCCGTATGCTTACACGCTGACATTCTATGGGGATGTGGTAACGCTTACTGATTTGTTTGGCGAGGACTATTTGTACGACCTTAACTTCAGCGCATACAACCACCAATACTCCGATACTGCGGTATTTGATAGGCTGACTACCGACACCTATGCTCCGTTGTTTTATCCGCTTTGCAGTCCTGTAAAGAATTGGTTTTATGATTCAGACAATAGCAATCACAATGATAGCAACATCAGCTTTCACAATGCTAACGAGCAACACGGCATACACTACTACGAGTTAAAGCCTGCGCTAAAGGTAACGGCTATCCTTGATGCGATGGAAGCAAAATACGGCATCACGTTTACAGGAGCGTTCTTGGCTGCTACTCCGTTTGTTGATTTGTCGCTATGGCTGCACCGCTTTGAGGGGTATCTATTTGCAGCAGGCAATGATATTGCTTATCAGTTAATAAATATGAATCGCAACACAGGAAGCGGTTCGCAGTTTAATTTAAGTACAGACACTTGGACTGTTCCTGACGATGCGCCATACGACTTACAAATCACGATTGCAAACGCATCGGAAAACTATGAGATTGGTGTATTCTCAAACGGAGCCTTTGAGGCATCACTTCTTCAGAATGCTCATCCCGCATCATCGCTTACATTAACGATACCGAGTCTGATATTTAATACAGGCGCACAAGTGCAGTTGTTTATCCGACCCCAAGCGGCTACGTCAATGACGTATCAGGTTACTGACTACTCAGGGATTGATTCTATAACTGCTACGAGCGAGTTCTCTGTAGACCAAACCTTATCTGCCTCCTACTCCTTTCAGTTGGTGGTGCAAGACATAATGCCCGAGATTAAGGTCAAAGACTTCTTGGCAGGGATTCTGAAAATGTACAATATGGTAATCGTGCCGACTACATCTACGAGCTTCTTGCTTCAGCCATTGGAAGATTGGTACGCAGCAGGAAGCGACAAAGACTACCAAGAGTATTTAGACATCACCGAGTACGTGGTAAACCGCCCACCCCTATACAGGGAGATTGAATTTAAGTACCAAGAGACAGAGCAGATACTTGGATTCCAATACTTACAGACAAACAATGTAGGCTTTGGTGATTTGAATGTTGACTTCACCTTTGATGGGGAGCAGTTCCTAATTGAAGTTCCATTTGAATGCCCATTGTTTGAGAGGCTGACCGACCAAGATACAAGCGCACTTACCAACGTACTCGTGTACAAAAGCATCACAAGCGAAGCAAACGAGGATGGTACGTTCAACCCATACTTGGGTGCGCCTATCTTATTTTACGGCTACTTTAATGACTACGACTTGTCGGATAACTCGGTGGCATTTGTAAATGCTGATAATGACACAAGCGAGGAGGTCATCGTTGCGTGGTATGCTAATACGTCAAACCGCTATCAAAGTGCAGGAGCATCACACGCTATCACGTTTGGCGCAGACATAGACCCCTTTCACCTGCAATCGGTAAACCGCAGCCTGTACAACAACGAGTGGAGTAACTACATCACCGACCTATACGCGAAAGCAAGAAGGGTGTACAACGTAGATGCGGTGTTGCCCATCGGTAAGATTATCACGCTGAACCTTCAGAATGCAATCATTTGGAACAACACCAAGTACATCATAAACAACGTGAGTCTAAATATGACTACAGGCAAAGCATCATTTGAACTCCTCAACGTAGTATGAAGACAGGATATTTAAGTTATTTAATTGAAATACTAAACTCGGATGAGTGGCTTGGAGCAGGTGATTGCGTTGAAATCGCCAAAGGCAAGAACAAACTACCTGAAGGATGGAAAGAATATATTAAGCTACAATGGCGGCAGTTGAAATAATTGAGATTAAAGGTGATGCAAGTCAAGCAATCGCTGCGCTTAAGGCCGTAGGGATAGAGGCTGACAAGACGCAGGCCAAAGCCAAAGAGAGCAACGATGCCATCAAAGATGGTCTTGAGGCACTTGACAAGCGAACAGGCGGAGCCGTCTCAGCATTCAAGAGCTTACAGAGTGGTATTGGTGGGGCGGTAAAGTCCTTTGGTACGCTCAAGGGTGCAATCATCGCAACGGGCTTGGGTGCGCTGCTTGTCGCAGTAACATCGCTTGTCACTTACTTTAAGAACACCGAACGTGGTGGTGATGCATTAGCGGTTGTTCTTGGCGCACTTGGCGCAGTCGTTGGCAAACTTACAGATGTACTTGTTAAGCTTGGAGAAGCATTATTTAAGACCTTCAGCGACCCGAAGCAAGCATTGATTGACTTTGGCAACGCCCTCAAAGAAAACATTTTTAACCGAGTTGAAGGTTTGCTTGAGCTGCTTCCTGCTTTGGGTAAAGCAATCAGTCTTGCGTTAAAGGGTGAGTTCTCCGCAGCAGCGAAGACCGCTGCCGATGCAGCAGGCAAGGTTGCGCTTGGAGTTGAGAACGTCACCGACAAGGTTGCAGGTGCGGTCAATGCAATCGGTGAGCTTGGCAAGTCCGCAATAGCAGCAGCCAAAGAGGGAGCAAGAGTCGCAGGATTATTAAATGACGTAGAAGATGCAGAACGTGCGCTAATCGTACAACGTGCAAAGGCCAACAAGCAGATAGCAGAGGCTCGCTTCGTTGCTGATGACCTAACGAAAAGCACAGAGGAGCGTATCGCTGCGGTACTAAAAGCAGGAGCGTTAGAAGAATCCGTAGCCTCCAAAGAAATAGCAAACCAAAAGCTCAGGCTTTCAGCTCTCCAAGCGCAGTCAAGAATATCAGAAACAAACGAGGAGCAACTCGTAGCCATTGCAGAGGCAGAGGCTCGTGTGTCGGAGTTAGAGCAGGCGAGCATCGCTCGCAAGCGCAGGCTTGGTACTGAAGTAAAGGGATTGAGGGCAGAGGAGAAAGCAGCAGCCGATGAGAAGATAAAGGCCGAAGAAGCCTTTGCAGCATTGCAGGAGAAGGCATTATCAGACTTTGATTTGCAGCAGAGCGCATCATTGGATAAGGCATACGAGATGCTACTCACCGACCAACAACGTGAGATAAACGCAGTTCGTGATAAGTACTTCGCCTTGCTTCAGTTGGATGAACTATCGGCCGAGCAGAGGATTGCCCTTGAGGAGAAGCAGTCAGCAGAGATTGTTGCTATCACAAAAAAGACAACCGATGCTCAAACGGCATTGGAGAAGGCGGCACAAGATGCAAAGGCCGCAATGGTTAATCAATCCATTGATGCGGTACAGGGTGCGCTTGGTGCGTTATTCAAGAATAGCAAAGCCGTAGCATCAGCAAATGTGCTTATAGATGCAGCGCAAGCAGCAGTCGGAATCTTTAAGAATAGCACCTCCCTACCTGAACCCTTTGGCTCTATTAATCGTGGTATTCAGTTGGCAGCACTTGCAGCAACAACCGTTGCATCAATTCGTGACATTAACCGCGCACAACCAACGGGAGGCGGCTCAACGCCATCCACACCTACATCTACCCCTACTGCGCCATCACAACCACCGCAATTTAACATCGTTGGACAGGGTGGCGTGAACCAACTTGCACAAAGCATCGGTGGTCAGTTTCAGCAGCCCATCCGTGCTTATGTCGTAGGGCAGGATGTAACGACCTCACAACAACTACAACGCCAAAGAGTAAGAACCGCAACATTCGGATGATGAAACTAATTGAACTTATACTTGATGAAACGATGCTCCTCACGGGCATTGATGCAATATCCCTTGTAGAATATCCTGCGATTGAGGAGGATTTCATTGCGCTGAACTCACAACGTGTGGAGTTCGCCACGCAGAGCGATGAAAAGCGAATCCTTATGGGAGCAGCACTCGTACCCAACAAGCCCATTTACCGAGCAGAGGGGCAAGAGGAGTTCTATGTTTACTTTAGCGAAGCCACCATCCGCAAAGCAAGCGAGATGTTCTTTCAGAAGTCCAAGCAGAACAACGCTACTCTTGAACACGAGGTAGGCATTAACGGCCTCACGGTTGTAGAGTCGTGGATTATCGAAGATGACGTACACGACAAGAGCAAGAAGTACGGCTTTGATTTGCCTGTTGGCACTTGGATGGTATCTATGAAAGTCAACAACCCCGAGATTTGGACAAACTTTGTCAAGACAGGAAAGGTCAAAGGCTTCTCTATTGAAGGCTACTTCGTTGACAAGCTAAACCTTGCCAAGCAAGAGATGGCACACCTTGAGGAGCAGGAAGCAGCGTTGATGCTTGCACAGATTGTGGCTATCATAAAAAGGGATGGCCGTAAGAAGTCGGGAACACGCACAGAGATGGAGTCGTTTACTGACTACCCCGATGCGGTACGCAACAACGCCAAGCGAGGTATTGAACTAAACGAGAAGAACGGCAACAAGTGTGCAACGCCTGTCGGCAAGGTAAGGGCGCAGCAGCTCGCACAGGGCAAGCCTGTGAGCGTAGAGACCATCACACGGATGTACTCATACCTATCACGAGCCGAAGAATACTACGATGAGAACGACACGCAAGCCTGCGGTACTATCAGTTATCTGTTGTGGGGTGGCCTTGCTGCAAAGCGTTGGTCAGAGAGCAAACTTAAAGAACTCGGTAAACTATGATGCGCCCACAAAAACTCCCTGTTGCATCACCACGAGGTGGCAGGCGTGGATGTTTATGCAAAGACAACACCTACAAGTCCAACTGCTGCGATGGCTCATTGCAAGCGCAAGGGATAGGCTCGTTAGTAGGTCAAGGCATAAGCGTTAGGATAAGAGGCGAGGAGTGGCAAACCATCAACACACGATGGGAGTCAACAAATACTCTATGGCAAGACCTATAAAAATGTTACAAATAATCAAAACCCCTTTAATTAGTTAGATATGAAAGCAAACAATATCCTAAACCGCATCCTTGCCGAACTGTCCTCCATCCGCGAGGTTAAGTTTGAGCAAATGACACTTGAGAACGGAGCCGTTCTTGAGGCAGAATCATTTGAAGCAGGTAACGAAGTCTTTGTCATTAGTGGCGATGACCGAGTTGCTGCTCCTGTTGGCGAACACCTCCTTGAAGATGGTCGTGTACTCGTTATCACCGAAGAAGGCGTAATCGCTGAAATCAAAGAAGCTGCTGCCGAAGCAGAGGAAGTAGAAGTTGAGGTTGAGGCCGCAGCACCTACCGAACTTGCAGAGGAAGTAGAAGAAGCTCCTGCGGTTGTTGCAATCATTGAGAAAGTTCTTGAGGAGATTGCAATGATGCGTGAGGAGATGAAAGGAATGCGTGAGGAGATGGGCGGTTACGCCAAGAAGGAGGAGATGGCTGCGGTTAAAGCAGAACTATCTGCCGCACCTGCTGCGAAGCCCATCAAGCACAACCCCGAAACAAAGCAAGTCCAAAAGATGAGTGCCAACCGCCCCGAAAAGACGATTGACCGAGTCCTTGCACGAATGAATAAATAACAAATAAACAATGGCTACAACTACTTCAATCACCACGAATTATGCAGGAGCGTTTGCTTCCAAGTATATTTCTGCTGCTCTTTTGAGCGCAAACACGCTTGACAAAGGACTCATTGAGATTCTTCCAAACGTAAACTACCGCACCACCCTTCAGAAGGTGAACACTAACGACATCGTAAAAGATGCCACTTGTGATTTTGATGCAACTTCTACCTTGACTTTGACCGACCGCATCCTTGAGGTTGAGCCATTCCAAGTGAACTTGCAGCTTTGCAAGAAGGACTACTACGATTCTTGGATTGGTGGTCAGATGGGCTTCTCTGCCTACGATAGCATCCCTGCTTCTTTTGCTGACTTCCTAATCGCCCACGTTGCTGCAAAGACTGCCCAAAAGATTGAGCAGAACATTTGGAACGGAACTGCTGCAAGTGCAGGAGAATTTAGCGGATTCCTTTCTTTGATGACTGCTGACTCTGACGTTATTGACGTAACCGCTACCACCGTGACTGCTGCAAACGTAATCACCGAGCTTGGTAAAGTTGCTGATGCAATCCCTTCTGCCCTTTACGGAAAAGAAGACCTGCAAATCTTTGTCCCACAAAACGTAGCGAAGGCTTATGTACGCGCTCTTGGTGGGTTCGGAACT